AGCGCCAGTGTATGACCACAAGTTAGAAATATCTTCAGTTAGTTCTACGTCACCTTCCCAAGAACTTATGAAGTCTGTTCGCAACCATTCCCACTCTTCTACGTCTGACATTCTCTTTCTCTGTGGATATACAAACTTAACGCTGGTTACGCCAGTACCTGACAAGTCGCATGGGTTACCATTTTTGTAGAATCTGAAGTATACATCTGTTCCGGTTCCAGTTCCACCAAAGTCTGCGGCGTCATGCATCATAGCATAGATGGTGTCTGTTCCGTCGTCAAATTCCTGATCGTTACTCATATCAAGAACGTCTACACGACATACATTGGAATTTCCGCCTTCGTCGATATAACTTCCAGCATTAGCTGTACTAGCAAAAATTGGTAGACCTGTCCAATTTGTTTTTCCACCTTCACCAGCATATCTGGTTGAAATAGCGGCTAATACACCAGTATCAGTACCGGATACTGTGAAGCCAACGCCAGAGGCATCTTCTTCTACGGCTATGATGACAGATTTATTACGAAGAGAATGACCCCTAACATTTTCCATGTTATAGTCTACGAGTGAAGCTCCACCACTATTTGTGGTAGTAGGGTCAAACATCACACCAGGCGTATCGAACCAATTTGTAGTACCCTTGAACTGCTTCATCAAAGTGCGGATAAAGTTAGCGTCTTGCTCCAAAGAACCAGAAATTGTAGGCTCCGCATCTGTTCCAGAGTTGATGTCTGTAAGATGGTTACCATATTCTGTTTGAAGTTCGGCGAGAGTATCTACATAAACGCCAGCACGTCTAATTTGTTCTAATTGTCTAAGTAAACTTCTAGCCATGTCTGTTTACCCCCTTGTGTTTGTATTGTTGCTTAAATCCTGCTTAATTCTAATTCTTGAATCCTTTTTCTTAGAATTCTGCAAAGGCTATCCTTCCCGGTCAATGGATTTGCTTCCTGTAAAGCATATCTAAGCAAATGTGAATCCATTATATTTGGAACAACATCCCTAGCTTTCCTTACAGATAAGTTCACCACGTCTTTCACCGTCATTTTTCTTATTTCTTGAATTGTTGCGTTTTTGGTGGGATCCTCTTCTGCAAGTTCTGTTATGGGGGCCTTTTGTTCTACCTTTGGTTCTTCCTTTATTTCGGTAGATTCCTGTGAGTCTTTGTTAAAAACTATTTCCCATACATCTTTATTTGGTAATTTAACGCATCGGAGCCAGTGTGCAAATTCCTCCCCTGTCGCTAAATCGTGTTTTGTGCCATACTGTTCATACAGTTCGTCTAAAGAAACCGTAGTTCCCGGTCCTATAGACCTTTTCATAGCATGCATCCATATTACAGACTTATTTTTTACATACCCGTTCATAATTTTTCCTCCTTTTCCTTTTCTATTAGTTGTTGAATTTTACCTTGACCGGATTTACATCCCTCTACTATAATAGAGGTCAGTTTATGATTTTGGCTATGATAATCGTGGTTTATATGGATTATAGCCAAAATTTTCAAAGGGTTGATAGTATAGTATCCCACACCCGAAGATGTAGGATACTATATATCTTTTCTATAATACACTATATTATAGAGACCTGTCAATAACACCCATTCCGAGCATTCTAGAATCTAAACAAGCAAAGCCAATCTCAGCCCATCCAAAGAAGCCAGCCTTTTGGACGCGGAGCAGAGTTGGATCATCATGCGCTTGATATTCTTTTCGGATTGGCATAACAAGAGAGTCATTAACACCCAAGTCAAAACCCATTATCTGAGTTTCACCCAATGTGGTAACCGTTCCATCAGCGGCAGTTAGATTACCGTGGTCGATATTATAACTGTTATACGCATGGGAGATGGCAACAAACTTGCCAAACGCAGAACCATCGTCGTTGATGTTGTACATACCGGTTGCGCCAAGGTGCTGTACCTCATGAAGTGCTACATTCCACAGAGAACCCATTCCAGCAGCCTGGAAAATCTCGCGTCTGGTCACTGGGTCAATATCTGTGTCTGTCCACTCACGAATGTCAGCAGCGTCTTCGGGTGAAATATAGAGATCAGTTAAAGTCCTTCCTATTCTCTTGAAACCAACGATCATCTTATTGATGAGCTCTTTGGACAGATAACCTGCGCCAGTAGAAGCTGGGTCGATTTCATAAATAGGGGCTGGACGAGAGCCCAAAAGACCTTTACCAGAAAACGCTGAAGTAGCGGCAGGCATAATAACTCTCCAACCACACTCTTCTTCGTAGTTAGCAATGTCTTTGGCAACTTTTGTTGCGGCTCTTTGGGCAATGTCTACACGAGAATCTCTTGCGTAAGTGATTTTCCAATCGGCACTTGCGTTGATAGCAAATGTTGGGACATAAACCTCTTCTCCAATACCTTCTATGAAGTTTTGAGCCATATAACCTAGACCAGGCAGTACCCACACAGGAACCTCAAAATCTTCTGCTACAGGGTATACAGCCTGTGCTCCCGGAGCCAATCTCTCAACTGCGAACAGTTTTCTCATGATTGATTCCAGTTCAATCTTCTGAAGGATCGGAGTAGTAAGAGCAGCTGCGAAAGCCTTATATGCTGCAAGTCCCTCAGGCGTATCAATATTTGCAGTAGCCTTAAAAAGTTCTTGCATTTCGCGCTTATCCATATCTACTCTTCCTCCTTAATATTTAATTACGGAGACACATAAAAGCAGTGTCTTAATCCGTTTTTTATCGTTTAGATAAGAAGCTTAATCCTAATAGGATAAAGCGTAGTATTCCCGATATTTGCAGAACACTTAGCGGCACTTGCTCCCTTAAGAACTCGAGCTACGATAGTTGTGATGTTGGTAAGTCTTTCGCCCTTATCAAAGTCGTCACCAGAAGCACTATTGTAGTTTGTAACGGCTCCACCAGCATTAGCTGCAACGTAAAGCATCTGGCCTGGTTTCATGTGATCGCCGTCGGTTACTGTACCACTTGCGTGTTTACATCTGTAGTGAACTGTATCCCAAATACCGAGATGAGCTACAGCGAGAGGAGCGGATTTATGACCATCAATGGTTCCGGTACTGTTATAGTGCGGTTGTACAATAACATCACTTGAACCAAGATCTCCTGGCATCATGAACCCAGCAGGATGTACCTGATGGTATCCAACTTTAACCTTTTGTTCTGCGAATCCGAAAGGAACTCTTTCATCGGTATCGGTAGGTTCGTCAGAAGATAGATTATAGCGTTTTACCATCGGCTCTTCATTGGCAGCGGCTTCTAAAAGATATAGAGCAGCACCAGCGTAGCAAATTACTCCACCAACGCCAGCAGCGCCAAATGATGTGTTCTCTGCGTAGCTACAGAATTGATTTTCAATAACAGGATGTCTAGGTGTAAACATATCCTTTTACCTCCTCTTTATAATTCTGGTATATTATCTCATATTTTCAGCCATCTGCTCGCCGAATTCGGCATATTTCTCAAGCATACCGGCTGAAGGGCGAACATCCAAATTAAGAGCAGCAAACGCCGTCAAATTGGGATCTACATTAGCAGGAGGAGTTTCTTCGTCTTCTTCCTCGCTTTCTTCCTCAGCCTCTTCTTTTTCCTCGATTTCTTCTTCGGCTTCTTCTTTTTCTTCAACTTCTTCTTCAGCTATTTCTTCGATCTCTTCGGATCCAGTTTCAGCCGCGGCCGCGAGTTCATCAAGGACTGCCTGCCTAATAGATATCAGTTCATCTTTATATGCTGCGTAATCTTCGTCGGACATTTCCCTAACTTTAGCAGTTTGATTTGCCTTAGCGTCTTTATTGCTGTGGGCAACTCCAGCTTCTTCAAGTTCAGACATTCTGACATCAGTAGCTCTATCTTTCTTTATTTCTTCAAGAGTTTTTACGTTTTCTGCGAGTTTTTCCTCAACAATTCTGACCTCTTCTCTGGCTGCCTCAAGCGCAGTTTCGAGATCTGTTGTTTTGTTTTCACTCTCTGAGATTACAGCTTCGAGGCCCTCTACTTCGCCGTTTCGCTCTTCAAGAGCGTTCGTAAGGTCTTCAATTGCTGAAGCGGCTTTCTGAAGGGCTTCTTCAGTTCTTCGTCTCATATCAGCTTCTTCTTTTTCAGAAAAGATAGCAGCTACACAAGCCTCGATGTCCTTTCTCAGCTTTTCATCCATAAAGTAATACCTCCTTCAAGATTTTCTACTTTACGTAAATCAAACGCCAACCATAATTTACAAATTCCTTTTCCACTACCAAAAGCTTTATCCGTTATTACGGATAAGTTGGCATAGCGCCTCTGTTTCCTCTACAATAGATGTGTTCTATGTCAGGATCTACACCCAACATAAACTTTACATCCCAATCTACGTCAGCTGTCATTGCAGAAGTGGATACGATCTTAATAACATTAGTTGTAGTGTTCTTATCGATATACCATCTTCCTACGGGGTCTCCCATTGGAGACGCAGTGACATTAACGTGTCGAGTAGCATCCAAAGGATCAACAAGAGCATACCCATGAAATGTAATACCACTTGCAAGAACTACCTCAGTGGCACCAGATACCATGGTAAACTTACCGCCCCAAAGAAACG